GATACCATGTGTAAGTGAGTTATACAAAGTAGGTCATGGTATTAGGGTGGTGGACGCATCACCCTGAAAGATTAACCAACTTTCGAAATCTACAAACGAACATGACTAAACGTCAAAAGAGAACACAAACAACTAGATCTGTTAGATCACTCACGACTAGGGACGTGCGGAACATCATACGTGGTGAAGCCGAGACCAAACGATTTGTACTTGTTAACACCTTAAATCTTAACAGTACCGCTGGAACCGTTCTTAATCTATCCAATGGCATCATACAAGGCGATGATATTTCACAGAGAGCTGGAGATAAGATTCGTATGACCAAGCAGATATTGCGGGTCAGAGCGACTGCCATAACAAATTCACAAACCTTCAGGTTCATCTGGTTTAAGGATAACACAAATCGTGGTACCACTCCAAGTGTGACTGAAGTACTTAACTCAGCGAGTTTTATGGCCCAATACAACCCTGTGACATTACTACAGCATAGGTTTACTATCCTCAAGGATGTTGAACTTGACTGTAGTCTGTCAGGAGAGAGTATTAAGCACTTGGTGATGACGCATGGTGGTACTTCCTGTTTCTATAATGGAACTACTGCTGTTGCATCTGCCAATGGTCCTGGAGCAATATTCCTATTAGTTATCGGCGATTCTATTGTCGGTACTTGGGATGTTGGTTACGAGGCTCATTATTTGGATTTATAGTGGGTGAAACCAAATGTTCCGTGCTTATTATGTTACGTAGAGGAGATAGTTACCTCTTTAATAAACTTGGTAGTTTATAGACGGACCTTTGAAAAATCATTCAAATGTCACCAGACGTATCCCTGAACCAGGCTGTTCCAACACTTGAAACTGGAGCGTGTTTCAGAGCTCTGCTAGGACGAATGGCGGTTTGATTTAATACACAAGGTTCGCCGATAGTAGGAAGCCGTATGCTTGCGGTTCAACACTGGTAATTTACGAAAGACCCGTTCATAGCGGGAGTGTTGTTCTAGATTTCTGGCATAATTGAGTAAGGCCTACAATCTCTGTTACCGAGATTCCTGGTGTGATAAAAGGAGTTGATCTATGCAGCTTGTTTCCAAGAGCTTCCCACGACATCGCATGAAACTGTGTGGAAGAATTCTGGGCTTGTTCCTCGCATCGACTTATAGGGGAGTACTACACCTTCCTAAGCACTAAGGACTATGAACATAAGAAAGTTCATGAACTACCC